GCAAATATCCAGATGAGTTTCTAACAGACCATCAAAATAAGAAGCCCCTAACGGGGCTTTTTTTATGTCAAAAATAATTGATATTAAGTGCAAATAAACCTGACAAATATTTTTAGCTGTGTTATACTTAAGGTATACAAACAAACAAAGAGACTAACACGATGAATAAATTTTACGCCGGACAAGAACTTTCAACCCGCAGTGTCGGAGACCACAACTGTATTTTTACCGCAACTGTTATCAAGCGTACTGCTAAGCGCGTTACCCTTGACACTGATATGTACGGAATTAAAACTGTTGGAATTAGTCTTGACTTTGACGGACACGAATCTTGTTTCCCTTATGGTCGCTACTCAATGGCTGCTATATTCCGCGCTTAATCCACTAGCCCCTTCGGGGGCTTTTTTGATCTTAGTATCAAACATCGACTTAGGAAAGAATGATGGAAATGACAGATAAACAATCTTTAGCAGTGGAATTAGAAACGCTGCTTCACACTCACCCCTTCAATGAAAAAGCTGCGGATGCTGCTTACTCTTTGGTGAGCCAATATATTAAGAATGGTCAACATGACAATTCCCTGTCTGATAAGCAATGGAATTTTGTTGGAAGTCTAATTGCCCAGACTAAAAACTTTTCTTCTCCTGCCCCAGAAATGCCCAAAGAAAGGGTTGGGGATTTTTCGGGAGTGATCGATCTGTTCACTAAAGCCAAGGGAAATCTGAAGTACCCGAAGATTAGCCTGACTACTGAATCAGGTGGAACTGTAATGTTGTCACTTGCGGGAGCTAAAGCAGCAAAGCCAGGAACCATAAATGTTACGGATGGAAAACCTTTCGGGGAAAATATTTGGTACGGACGGGTTGACGCTGTTGGGAATTGGGAGAAATCCCATAGTGCAACTGATGAAGTTGGGAATCTGCTGAAGGAACTTTCACTTAACCCTGCGGGATTTGCTGCCAACTACGGACACAAACACGGGTCTTGCTGTTTCTGTAATAAGACATTGACTCAAGCCAATTCGGTTACTGCGGGGTTTGGCCCTGTGTGTGCTGACAATTGGGGGCTAACTTCGGAGTGGAAAGACGCTGTTAAATAGGTTGCTCTAAGTCTGAAACTATAGAATAATCGGTTAGGAGGATATACACTTTCTTCCTTCCGATTATTTTTTTGGGTTTGGCACATGGCTGAAACAACTAAGTTGAAAACTTCTTCTACTCGTAGTCGTAAAAAAACCCAGAAATCTGCTGTCCCTGATAACGTCCGTACACTGGAAACTAATATTACGGCTATCATAAAAGCGGAAGCTCAAATAACTTCGAATGCCCTGGATATCGAAGATACATTCCACAATAGTTATACTGCTTCGGTTATTCAACCAGAAATTTCCCCAGACATTTATTATTCCCTGGTCGAACAAAACAATTCCTTGAATCAATGCATCTCTGCTATGGAGGTTAATATTGATGGAACGGGGTTTGATGTTGTTCGTAGTGATGGGGAAGAGATTTCTGATGAGGATGAAAAAGCAGTTGAATTGATAAATGAATTTTTGATGGAGGTTTCACCAACCACATCTTTTGTAACTCTCCGCAGACAGTTAAGAAGGCAATTAGAAATTTCTGGATATGGTTGTATTGAAATAATCAGAAATCCCAAGGATGAAATCATTTTCATGAGAACTTTGGAATCCAAAACTATTCGATTGATGAAACTGGCAGACCCCGTAACTACCGTGAAAACTTTAATTCGTGGTGGGGTGGAATTAAAAATTCAAACAATAGCCCGTGAAAGAAGATTCATTCAATTGGTAGCCCGTAAGAAAATCTATTTCAAAGAGTTTGGTTCTAATCGTGACCTTGCAAAAGCCACAGGTATTTTTACTGAGACAGGCAAGAGATTGCCATTTGAAGAAAGGGCTTCTGAAATAATTTACCTGACTGTTCACAGAGCAGCAAATTCCCCCTATGGTGTTCCCCGTTGGTTGAACAATTTGCCTTCCGTTATTGGTTCCCGTTCTGCTGAAGAATTGAATCTTGAATATTTTGCTGCGGGTGGTATTCCCCCGTTGATGATATTTATTTCAGGTGGTGCAATGGCTGAGAAAGCCCGAAAACAATTGGAAGGATTGCTTGCAGGAAAAGCCCGAAACAAATTGAAAGGTATCGTTGCTGATATTCAAAGCACTTCAGGAACCATTGATAAGGGTGGTGGTGTGAAAGTGGATATTGAATCTTTTGGTTCTGATCGACAACAGGATTCCATGTTTGAAAATTATGATGTGCGGTGTGAGCAAAGAGTACGGGCTTCTTTTCGTTTGCCCCCATTGTTTGTCGGTAAGGCAGATGATTATTCTTATGCATCTGTTTTCGCTTCCTACACATTAGCGGAAGCCCAGGTATTTCAACCTGAGAGAATGGAATTTGATGAAGCATTTAATAATACGGTTATGAAGGAAATGACCAAAGGGAAGTATCGAATTAAATCAAAACCCCTGACTGTGGCTGATGCAGAAACTAATCTTGATACCTTGAGAACAGCAATGAATGGTGGAGCAATTACCAAAAAAGGATTGGTTGAAAATCTGAATCTGGTGGGAAGCGTCAACCTGACAATGTTAGATGAAGAGACAGGGGAAGAAATTGCTGAAAGATTCAGTGGTTCAAGTTCTGCTGATCAAGTACGCAACCCACACATTGAAGATTTTGCGGATGATGAGCAACTTGAAGCGAGTACAGGAAACGCTGTTGCAAAAGTTGATTTATCCTACCTGGGTGTGATTTCTGATCTTCAGGTAAGAAGTTTGACCAAAGACCTTCCGAAAGAAGATATCGAAGCATTGGCTTCTGGTCTTAAATCCTTGAATGCTTTTGAACTGGATATGGTTCATATGCTTACCAGTAATAAATTATATGCCTCAGTTGAAAATGACAATGTTGGAATGTCTGAACTGGTTGGGGTTGTTTCAGGTATGAAAGCCTCACATCCGACTACCCCTGCCCCTTGTCCTGAAGGGCAGGTTAGGCGTAATGGTGTGTGTGTACCAAACGCTGAACATGGGGGGGTTGAAGTAGGTGATTCCACAGGCCCAGGTGGTGTAAATAATCACATCCATATTCTTGAAGAAGGTGGGGTTACATCTGAAGCAGAAGGTCATACCCATACGTGGAATAATGAGGAAGCAACAACAAGTTCTACTAATAAGCATACCCATCAGCTAGGCTAAAAAAATGGTAGTCAAAGTAGAAGCCTATCTTGACTTGGAAGCATCTCTAGAAGCATTGGTTCTGCCCCAATGGAATAAGATTCAAAGGCGGGTTGTACCCCAGATTGAAGCTGCGATTCTAGATCATGATTTAGCTAAGGTTCAACAAATCGTTGATACCATCAACACATCTCTTTTATACCGTGGGAAACTCAAATCAATAAATACACTTCTTAAAACAGGTTTGGTTTTTGGGGGTGCGTTGATTAATGGAACTACTCTTGATCTTGAGATTATCTTGAATCCAGAAGCTTTAGAAATGCCTTCTATTGCTACCAATCAATATCAAATCCAATTAGATCAGGCAATGATTACTGTTAGAAAACGGTTTATTCAGTTAGCTGTGAAACTGGAAGCAAGACTTACATTTGAAGAACAACAAGCGGAAGAATTTAGCAAAGGGGATTCAGTCAATGTTCAGAAAATCAATCCTATCAATATAAGGAATGCTTTGAATGTTGGGGCAGGGAATATTGGGGGCGGCATGATAGGTGTTGCTTCTTCCCTTCAGATGTCACGACTGGCTAATTAGGGTTTTGTGGCTGAAGCATCTTCACGGGGAGTTACCCATTATATTGTTAATGAACAATTAGATAGTAGAATTTGTCCTGTGTGCAGAAGGATGCACGGTAAGAGATTTGAGGTTGCCCCCGCACTGGCAAAACTGGATACCCAGATAAGAATAACTGACCCCACTGATTTGAAAATCCTTGCACCTTTTCCACTGCAAAGTAAGGCTGCTGTAAAAGATTTAACGGAAATGACTTCAGAACAATTGAGGGCTAAGGGTTGGGACACTCCCCCATACCATCCAAGATGCAGGGGCTTATTGAAGTTTGTTCGCGCACCTAGAATTGTTCAACCTGTAAATCCTTTGCGCCCTGGTCAAAAACTTCCAGACAAACCTTTTACTTCTGCATCAGATTATTATATTGCAGGAGATACCGCAGTAACAGAAGAAGGAATTATGGCTGCGTTGTCTGCTGAAGATGCTGCTGGTATCAGACTTCTTGAAGACCTGATGCAAGATGTGACCCCTACCTTTGAAAGATTCAGAAATGCTCAAGGTGTGTGGACTGCGGAAAGGAAACTGCTTCATAGGGAGATTGTAAGAAAGGTTATTCTTGGTTTCGATGAAACAACTTTAGCTATAGACCGTTCTAATATCCTGGCTAACGGACTACACAAGGCTAAGACTGCTTCTGATGTTGCCCCTGTTTATACCGTTTTAGGTGGGCGCAGCGGTGCGGGTAAATCCTTTTTAACAAGTGGCAAAGGGCCAGTATCTCCACGTAATACATTGATAATGGATAGTGATGGAATTAAAACTTTGTTGCCAGAATGGGCAGGGTGGAATGCGGGGGAACTGCATTTAGAATCTTCCTATCTATTTGATGAAATTACAAAAATTGCCAGAAGAATGAATTTCAATGTGGTTCATGATATGACTTTGAAAAATGCCAAGCAAGCTGTTACCCGTATGAATCTTTTTTCTGATGCGGGGTATCAACTTGAAGGCTATTACATGTACCTTCCCAGGCACGAAGCTGCCAACAGAGCAGTATTACGGGCATTAGGGGAGGAACGAAGATTTGTCCCACTGGATATACTCTTAAATAATACTCAAAATGAAATAGTTTTTGATCAACTACGGGGAAGTTTTAGAAAGTGGGGCATGTGGGATAACCTTGTACCCTTTGGAACTGACCCTAAATTTGTTGGAGGAAGTTTATAATGGCTAAAATCAGAAATTCAACGGGGGATGCTTTCCTTAAGTATGCTGATGGGTCATTCATAGACTCCGATCACATGGAAAATGATGTTGCTTCGGTAGAAGAAAGTGCGCGGGATAATGAACCCATAATAACAGATGATGCATCTATTGAAGAGTTATTCCCTGAACTTGATCTTGAGACAGGAAAATTCACATTCGAAGATTAATTTCCTATTGATCTTAGTATCAAAAAATCCTTGCGGTTCGCGTTAGGTAGTTTTAAATTACACACATAGATTATTGGCTTTGAGCAAAAATGCCGTTACCCACACCTAATACGGGTGAATCTCAGGATAATTTTATTGCGCGTTGCATGAGTAATCCAACAGCAATTAAAGATTTTCCTGATACAACGCAAAGGGCTGCGGTTTGTTTTTCTCAGTTTGCAAAAGACGAGAGTGTAACCAAACATCATTTAATGAATATTAAAAAAATAGATGAGGAACTACAGATTGTTTACGCTGAAGTATATGTTCCTAACACTCCCGATTCAGATAATGATTTTATGAGTATCGAGACCGTGCGGGAAATGGGTCATAATTTTCTGGCAAATGGAAGGGTCACAAAGGTTGATGTAAATCATAGCAGGGATGAAATTTCTGCTGCTGTGGTCGAAAGTTTTATAGTTCGCAAAGGAGACCCAGACTTTATTGTTGATGCATGGGTTGCAGGAATCAAAATTATGGATGATGCCGTTTGGGAACTGATAAAGAGTGGGGAGATTAACGGCTTCTCATTAGATGGTGTAGGGCAAGGTAAAGATACTGAACTGGAAATTGAAATTCCAGAGTTTGTAAAAGGTGAGACTGATAAGCAGGAGAATCATAAACATATCTTCAAGGTTCATTTCGATGAGGAAGGAACTTTTCTTGGAGGTCAAACAGTTGATGATGAAACTGATCATATTCACCTTATCAAGCGAGGTACTATTACCGAAGAGACCAATGACCATGCACACCGATTTAGCTTTGTTGAGGTATATACGCAATGACCCGTAAAAAGGTAATAATCCAAGCCCGTGAATTATCGGATATGGATGTGAATATCATCTCTTTAGTTAAGCGTGGTGCGAATCGTATTCCTTTTCGTATCGTAAAATCTGATGGAGAATCCACCATGAATATTTCAAATCTTTTTGTTTGGAAACAAGAACCACAACCTGCTGCCCTGGTTGCAGTTGTATTAGCAAAAACTGCTGATCAGGAAGCCTATACCAAAGCCCTTGAAAAAGGGGGTTTTGATGTTGATCACGTAACAGAAGGGGAAGGTGATTCCGTAACCCTGATGTTTACCAAGTCTGATGAAATGGAAGATGCCGTTGCATTGAAAATCTCAGATGAGGTCGCACTAATTATTACTGGTGTTGAGAAAGGTCTTATGGGCTTTCCAGACAGTAATTCCTTTATCGAAAATATCACCAAAGCAGGGTTTGCGCCTTCCTATCGGATTGCGAATGAAATCCTGACTGAAACCGTGGGGAATATTATCTTCTCTGAAGGTGATGCTGCGGAAACCAAGGAAGCGGTTTCAAAGGCGATTGAAGATTTCGGTGGGTACATCGAAGCAATCCTTTCTACCATCCCTGTTCAGGCTTTCAAAGCTGAAGAAATTGTAACGGAAGTTGAAAAGGGT